ATGAGTATTGTTCTTGAGAAATGGGAGAGTTTGTCTGCTCTACACAAGAAGTTGGTTACGTTACTCACAATTGCGTTTTGTTGTATATTTGGATTTTATGGGCTCATCACGCCTGCTGTTATACTATATTTTGTTGTTTCTTCTGGACTTGACGCTTGCACACTTAAATGGTTTAATGATATTAAAATAAACTATAAAAATCAAATAAAATCAGAGTGTGTTTTTGAAGATCTTGTTCTAGACTCTACAGAAGAAATTAAATTTAATGTTAAAACAGCAATCAGGTTTGCTTTACGTGCACAGAGTAAGGTAGGAGTTCTACCTTGTTCTAATGTTAATCGATTGGTATATGAAACTACTCTATTAAACATATTTGAGGAGTTTGGTGTTCGACACAATGTGCGTATGGATTTGCTTGGTGATGCACTTGTTGCATGTTTTATAAGAACCGAAAATTATGACAGAGCTTTAAATGTTATCAAAGAGCTGGGGGGTGATGCCTCAGTTCATATGGTAGCATAGGGGTGCCGGGCCGATCTTCACGGGGTTACTACACGTAAAAATGTGGAAATCCCAGAGGGTGTGGAGATTAAGGTTTCCGGAAATCCCCGTGGTCTTGTCAAACACAGAAAGAGCGCTGTGTTTGGACCAATCTTAACTTCGGCTAGATACCAGATTCACAATAACAATATTGATAATATCAAATTGGGTTTGTTGGAACGAGTATTTAGAGTGAAAAATAGTGTTGGTGAACTTGTTGCTCCAGTTTCTCCGTGCCAGAACCACTTTAATGAAACACTCTCTGCTGAGATGCGTATCTTGTGTGCATATCCGAAATTGAACCCCGTGTCTTCCACTTCTGTATTGAAGTTGTGGCATGGCTCTAAATTATCGGTGTATACACGAGCTTACAATTCTTTGTTGGTTACTCCATTATCCCGCAGAGATAGTGTACTAAGTACCTTTGTCAAAGTTGAAAAGAATTTGGTAAATCCGAGGAAAGAAGCTATACCTAGAGTAATACAACCTAGGAATCCTCGATATAACTTTGAGTTAGCCAAATATCTTAAACCAAATGAGAAAGAATTTTACCGACGTGTCGATAAGATGTGGGATACCGATGGATTAGGTGATAAAACAATTTTTAAAGGATTAAATGCCAAGCAAACTGCTCACCATATGTTGTTGAAAGCTTCTAGATATCACAAACCAGTTTTCATTGGATTGGATGCTTCAAGATTTGATCAACATGTGTCTTCAACTGCTTTGGAATGGGAACATCAAATTTATAAGAATTGTTTTTCATATGGAATTCAGAAATTAACCGAATTGCTTAGTTGGCAAGTTCGGAACTTTGGTAGAGCCTATTGCCAAGGACAAATCATAAAATATAATGTACTAGGAAGAAGAATGTCAGGAGATATGAACACTTCTTTGGGCAATTGTTTGCTCATGTCTTCTATGGTCCACGCTTATATGCGAGAGAAAAATATCAAATCATCTCTAGCAAATAATGGTGATGACTGTGTTCTAATATTTGAAAGAAAACATCTTCATAAGTTACATGATTTGTCTGATTGGTTTATTAAAATGGGATTTAAAATGGTAGTTGAAGAGCCGTTATTTGATTTGCGGCAGGTACCATTTTGTCAAACCAATGTATTAACTAGTCCCGGGTATAACATATCTGTTCGATCACCACTTGTAGCACT